CTATTGGTAACGGAGTCAACATTGGTGCTGTTTCTGCAACTATTGTCAATATTAGATCTCTTTCTAAAGATTTTAAACTTCTTGACATCGAAGATAATATTGCGGTACTGAAAACTAAAGATAAATTCCACGGTCTTGCGGTTGGTGATGATGTCATCGTTACTGTCGAACCAAACTCAAGTATCGCTACTCAAAGGTATGATGTAGAAACTAAGAAGTATCATACTATTCAGCTGAATAATATTGAAAGATCTACTGCGATTAATTATTCTGGTCTTTCTAGAATTTCTATTATTGGTGCTGGAACATCATTTGCGCCAAGTCAAACTTATACTGGCGTCACTGCAGAATTCTTTGGCGAAGGCAGACTTGGTGTGACTCACGGTTCGCTTAATATTACTACAGATGCCAACGGTAGAGTTGCAACTGCTGTGATTGCTGATGGCGGTGCTGGATATCAATACGGTGATGTAGTCAGTGTAGCGGTTGGCACACTTGGTGGCAATGTGCAAAGTCAGAAACCATCTTTCTTTGTTGATGCAGCTGGATTTGGTTACAATGAAACTGAATTGATCGTTGACAACTCAAATGGTATTTCTACTGGAGATATCATACAAATCACTGAAGAAAGATTAGAAGTTGTCAGTGTAACTGGAAATATCATTACAGTTATCAGAGGAGCTCAAAATACAGAAATTGTCGATCATTTAGATGACATTGCCGTAGAATTGGTCACAAAGACATATAGATTTACTAAAGACAGTGTTGTTAATTTTGGATCTAGTAATGCATATGTTGATAACTATGATCCATCTACGCAACAGCTTGATGTTTACTATGTAAATGAGGGTGACCAGATTATTGCAGATAATTCTATTTTTGTAGATGAAAGCACTCCAACCAAGCAAGCACAGATTGATAGTGTTACTGACACGTCTCTCAGATTCAGATTCCGTAAAGATGGTGAGTCTGAATGGTTTAAGAACATTAGTCTTGATATTCAAAGAACATATCGATACATCTTTGATACTAGTAGTCCTACCTTGGTTGGTAGACATCTTAAGTTCTACGAGAATGTTTATAGAACTAGAAATCTTCTTCAGGCATTTGAGTCCATCGAAAAACCTGGATTCTCTGGTTCATACACTTCTTTCCAGCTAGGTTACGGTATTCCTATTGACGGAACTAATTGGGAGCAAAAACCAGTTATTGCTGTTCCTCCTAAAATCTATTATGATGAACCCTTAAGCAAAATTAATTCGGAAGATCAATTCTTTACTCTTGTAGAAGATCCATTTGCTGGTAAGCACGCTGTATTCTATGGCTTTGAATACGAATTTGCTTATAGACTACCCAAGGCACCTCAGCAAGAAGGATTTACAAACGTTCAGTACTTTACAGATTCTCTGTATGCTATTGGTAGCATTAAGAACGTTAAAGTTATTAGTGGTGGTAAGAACTTCACATTACCCCCACAACTTCCTGGTGTCTTCTTGAATAAGAGGTTTAGAGGTGCATTTACTCCTTTAATCGAAGATGGCAAGATTACTTCGGTAAACATTATTGATACGGGACTAAACTACTCCCAACCCAAGGTTTTACTTGAGAACACTGGTGGTGGCGCTAATGCTCAGTTCCGTGTTGAGCTGACTAATCAAGGTGCTGTTGGTCGTATTGTGCCTACAGAAGAAGGTTCTGGATATGGTCCTGATACTACTGTGAGACTATATGAGTCTGACGCAAAACTATATGCTCACGGCGAGAATATTGGTAGGCTTGCCACTTTAGAGATTATTTCTTCTGGTAAAAACTTTAATAATGATCCATCATTGCTGCCACAGGTCAATCCTCCTATTGTGATGACTTTAAGAAACTTCCCTGATAGGGCATTCTTAAATGGTGAACAAATTACTCAGAGAGATGCCAATGGGAAGATGATCGCATTTGGTCGTGTTGACTATTGGATCAATGGTATGAACATTCTGCGAATTAAGCAGGTTCAGGGTAAATTTGATCAACGATATCCTCTTTATGGCGAAGCGCTTCGCAGCACAGCTGATATTCAGAAGATTTACGTTGCTAAGATTGATCCTGTTATTGGACCTACTAGCACATCGATTGGTAACTTCCAAACTGACCGTAGTAAGCTGTCTGCTGTGTCGCAGAAGATTCAAGATGGTATTTACTATCAAGATTATTCTTATGTGGTTAAATCCACCATTTCTATTAATGACTGGAGAGACTTTGTTAAGAAGTTCACTCACCCTGCAGGATTTAACCTGTTTGGTGAAGTTCTAATCGAATCTTTCGGTGATGCCGAGCAACCAGCAACTATTGACACTCCTCAGTCTGGCACTAAGGACAATGGTTTTGGTGCTGTCATTAGTATTATTGAACCTGGTGTTTTAGGAGTTACTACTAGTCATAAAGCTACGAGAATTACTCAATCTCACGTCAGAGTTGATACATTCAGACAGCAGCGTGGTCTTGGCACTCTTAACTACAGTGAGCGTAACAATGTAGAGATCGAGGTATTTGACCTTGCCGTATCTCCTGAATTCGATGGTGAGGTGCAAGTAGACGGTTCGGTTACTGGCACAAGAACCTTTACGCTGTTCAAAAAAGATATCAATGAACCGTTGGTGCCATACAAAGCACAGCAATTGCTGGTAACTCTAGATGGTGTGCTGCAGGATCCCGATACTGCATATACTGTCTCTGGTAGTACAATTACATTTGCTGAAGCTCCTCTCGGACCATTTGTTGATGCTAAGACTGGCATTAATGTTCCTGGAGTTAATTTCTACGGTAAGTCAATTAAATTCCAAGACAATATTAACAATGACCGTTATATGCTTGAGGCAAATAATATTACCTCACAGTTTGATGGTACTAGTACTAATTTCGATCTCGGTATTGAAATTGTCAATGACGACCACGTATTCATCTCTTTGGATGGTGTTCTTCAAGAACCTGGAGTCGCATACAACCTTGTGGAAGGTGGTGCAGGCGAAGTTACCTTTACAGAACCTCCTAGACAAGTTGGTAAGATCCTAGAGCTGGATATTACTGATGCAACTAACTTCTTAGTTAATGATTTTGTTGTTGGACAGACATCTGGAGCACGTGGCGAGATTGTCGCTAAACGTTACTTTGTCGATCACAGATTCCTCAATGCTGCAGATCTATTAGCTGACAACAGTACAATTCTTGCTGAAGAAGCTGTTGGAATTTTAGATGATACCAGTAAGTTTGATGGATTCACTTATCCTGGTCTAGGTAGAAACCAGTGTATCACTGATCTCAAATCTGTTCTGAAAAATATTTCTAGAGATTTGCAACTTGGTGGCAATAGTAATACTTGGGATGCTGCTAAAGAGTATTTGCTCAATCCTGCTGACCCTAACTCGGATCTTAAGCATATTGAAGGTGAAGTTGAAGCTACACTATGGGCGATGAAGTATTTTAAGGATATGTCTATCCTTACTATTCGTAATCACTTTGGTATTGGCAATCTCACTAGTCAACAACGTTTTGCTGATACGACGTTCAGTATGACACCTACAAATGCTCTTTATACAGCATCTAGCGGTGTCCTAGTCCTTACACTCCCTGGTCACGAACTGTCTTCTAGTGACAAAGTTGCAATTGCAACTGATTCACTTGTATTTACTTGCGATAAGGATAGCAATCAAACGCAGCATAGCTATCCTCGCAGTACAGATCCTGCTGCAGGTGTTATTCTGTCTATTGTATCAATTTCTGGCGATGATGTTACTATAAATGTTGGTGCTTCACCAGCTGGTGAGCAATATAGTCATTCGTTTGTAAGTTCTTCTGCAAATAGCATCGGTAAGTATAACGATGTTTACAATAAGACAAATGCTGTCGCAGACGAATTTATTGATAGCGCTAATCTATTAAATGCTAACCGTAACTTCATTGCTGAAGAAGCTGTCGCTATGATGCTTGCTGGTGGCGGAACGATTTCAGACCCTGCTTTCAATACTGCTGTATCGATTGTTTCTGCCACTGCAACAACTATTACTGTCGATGTTGGCAAATCAGATTCTATAGATGCACATACTTTCGATAGTGCACTTGCCAATTCTGTTATCACTGGTGGTAACTATACTCATACATTGCAAGAAGTTGCTGCAAATTCAATACAAGTAACTTCTGGTCCTGCTTTAACTCCGACTGATGCTACTTACGATCCAGCAACTGGTGAGTTTGTAATGACAGTTGTTGGGCACACTCTTACGACTAGCAGTACAGTTACTATTGCAGATGACGCATTTATATTCAGATGCTCGATGGATCAGAATGCTACACCGCATAGTTATCCTCGTTCTACTGACCCTGCATCTGGACAGCAATTAGCAGTCACTAGTGTTACCACTGATACATTTACGGTTAATGTTGGTGTGTCTGCTGAAGTAACTTTCACACCTACTAACGGTACCTATGATCCTCTGACTGGAATGATGATGCTGGATATCGGCACTCATACTCTTGCTCAAGGAACTAGCATCAGACTGTTGACAAATGGTATTTCATTCACCTGTGATCTGGACAATTACACAGTAGCGAAGGCATATCCTCGTGCATCTTCTCCTGGAAGTTCTGATGATTGTTGCGATGATGTTAAGGATATGCTAAAAGCTATAGCTTGGAACTTACAATATGGTGGCAACAACAAAGTCTGGGATGCTGCAGAACTCTATGTCGATAGAGATGGATATCTGAATCATATTACCCAGAAAGTACCCGAAACCCTACAAGTATTTGCAAATGTCAAAACTCTCGCTGCTGATGTCATTCGCAACAACGTTATCACACCAGCTGGTACCCACGGAGTCACTCAGGTGTTTGATAACAGCATTACTGTTGAGACAAATGAGTGTGCATCTGTAGAATCCGCTATCGGTGTTTTGGTAGATTTGGTTGGTAATGCTATCCAAACTCCTAGCACATTTGAAGCAAACGTTGCAAGAACACTACCTTTAGTTTGGCCAACTGAGTTCAGCACCTTGACTCCAACTCGTGATTTGACAATCACTATAGATGCTGCTAATCCATATTGCCAACAGGTCGAATCTGCAGTTAATGTTCTTTTCAATATTGTCACTACAACAATTTCAGAAGCTGCATTTAACAATACCAATCATTTGCTGAATGTTGCACAGGACTTCCCAAATCCCAACAGAATTCAAGTTGAGATGACTAAGAAGGACTTCCTACAGGGTGAAGATATCCAGTCTGAAGCTTCTCTTCTTACGGCAACTACTCAAAGCGTATCTTCTATCAACCCTGGTATCCAGCAAAAATTCTTCGGATTCAAGCAAGGTAAGTATTACAAACTGGATTCTATTGAGTCTCAGTTTAATGATGCTCAAACTATCTTCGATTTGGAAAGAAGTGGCGTTCCTTTCTATTCAGAAAGATCGCAAAATCTCGTTGTCATCCTGAATGGTGTTATGCAGGTCAACCGCGTAGCATATCGTGTGGAAGACAACCTTGTCGTATTTAATGAAGCTCCTGCCTTTGGTTCTGCTTGCTTCATTCTTTACTTCTATGGTTTGGACCCTGAGCGTGTTTTGATCGGTTATAATATCGAACCACCTGGCACATTTAAGAAGTTCTTTAAGTTAACTCTGGATCAACAGATTTTGCTACCTTTGGAAGGTGCTCAATGTTGGGTTTCTACAGAACCTGTAACTAACATTGTAAGAGAATATCCTTATTCGTTTGCACGGGGTAGAATTTATAAGCAAGCGTGGACTCCTGGTCAGCAGAATGTTCTTTTTGTGGAGGGTGTGACTGCACAGAAATCAAACTGGTTGAATGGTACCTTAAGTGTTACTAGAGACAGAGGATCAACTGCTCCTATTATTGAGCTGCAAATTCTAGATGTTGAAGAGCAAGTCAATGAAGACTTTAGAGAAAAACTATTCAACAGACAGGATAGAATCAAGTCTAATCTCAGTCAGGGTGACTTAATCAAAATTGATGGCGAGGCAGAGACTCGTGGTATTGTGAGAGCTGCTAGAGATGCACTGGTCACTTCTGGTTATGATTCTGATACTTCTGGTATCGTGTCTTCTTTCTTTAGAAGTTACGAATATGAAGTTGTTCTTAACGTTGGTCCTTATTCTGGACAGATTGAGGGTTTTGGCGCTCAAGCAATTGCTAAAATCGACGCTGAAGTAAGATTCCACACTTTACAATCTTCTAGAACTGAAGGTGTGGAGTTCTTACCTGGTGACGAAGTTGTTCAATATCAAGATCAGAATGATACTTCTAGTCCTGTTATTTGGAGAGCAGTTGTCAAAGCATATGCTCCTAAAGATAAGGCAATTGAATTTAGAAGTGAATATATTGATGGCACTACTCCCGTTGTTTATACAGATCCCGACGTTAACACTTTCCGTACTGGAGAAAGAATTTACGTTGAAGCTACACCTAGTACAAATGCTATCGCATTGCAGTACTTAGAACCTGGTGGTGTTAATCGTGTTGTCTTGACTAGAAGAGACAATTCTGCATACTACGAATCTTTCAGAGAATGGAAGCAAGCAAATGTTTGGAACAAAGGTGAGAATTTATTAGGTAACGGATTCGTTCCTATGAATGCCAGTGCAAATAATGAACCTGGGGAGTATGACTTTACATCTTCAATTTATGACGATCAACTAAATCCTCAGATCTCCAAAAATTATCGCGAACCTCCCGTGATGATCTTTAGATCTTCACCTGTCACAGATTCTAATGGCGATTCTTTAGGTTCTCCTACTGGTGGTGGCGCTCGTGCTACTGCAATTGTTGTTCGTGGAGAAATTGTTGATACCGAGCTTATTTCTTCTGGTTCTGGTTATAAAGTTCCTCCTCAAATCCTCTTTACTAGAGGTTACTTTGTGTTCCGTAAGGATCCTCTGAGTGTTGCCAATTTCACGACATTTGGTATTGAACCTCCGACTATTGACTCTCCTGTCGGTGTTCAAAGCTTCTTGCAAACCATCTTCAAAGGTGGCGATCGCACCCGTTGGACTCTGTTCAACTCCTACGCTCCTGCTGGTGATAACCTTGTATTTGGTAATGCTGGTGCACCGATCTATCAAGTTAAAAAATACTATGATGGTCGAGTAATTATTCAGAAAATTCTGGATCTTACTAATAAGATGCATCCTCAGCCTGAGATCTACATCAATCTGGCACCAGAAGATGTTCGTTGCTATTGGAAGGAAACTACAGTTCTGCAGTCTCAGATGACTGGTGGTGTACAAGGAATCTCTTGTGCACTTACTAAGTACAAGAAAACTGAGACTAAAGTTCAATATAATGCTGGTGTTATTGAAAAGAGAGCTTTCAATAATCCTAATCTGATTGGTTTTGACACTTACAACACGGGTTCTCTTGGACTGACTATCGGTTCGTTGGAGTCTATGAAGTTTGAAATTCAACCCCAATCTAATAATTCTATCGGACAGAATGGTTACTATACCGATTCTGCTGGTAGGCAGATTAATTATGTAATGGGTGATATGAACCTTGACTTCTGGTCTAATTTGTATCCAAACCTTACGATTGGCGATTTCGAGAATCCCGATATCCTCAATTCTCAGGTATATGCTGAGGGAGATCAAAACTACTTCCGTTATCAGCAAGGTTCCGAAATACATTTCAGAACTACCAGCAAAGCTATGATTCTTGATAATACCTTTGGGGATGATGTTCTGTTAGTAAACAGTACGAAAGGATTCCCTGCATCTGGCGGTAAGTTAATTATTGCCGATGTAGCTGCGGATAAGAGAGAAGAAATGACTTACACTTCTTCCACATCGGATAGATTCTTAGGAGTCCAAAGATTGAATCCTTTGAGCACAGTGGAAGAAGGTTCCAGATTTGCCGCTATGACTAACACCAAACTTACGCAATATGTGAGTCTATCTAACGGTGGTACTGGATTGAGTTACAATGGAGGATTTATTTCCGATGTTCAATATTACTTATTCTATGGCGGTAACGTTGGTAGCAATAGAATAATCCACTGGACTTTCAGTACAGCTAATGAGATTCAATCTTTCCAGAATCACAACACTATTACTGTTGAATATATACGAGGTACTGGATCTAATGGCGGTGAATATCCAGGGCAAGATTTAGAACTATGGTTCTGGTCTGCAAATACAAATTATGTAAAAGCAGGAAATGTTTGGTCCTCTGGTGATGCTGCTGGGGGAGATTGGAGCACAACTACATTGAATATCCCTGCTACTATCCAAACAGAAATTAATAATGGCAACGCATACCGAATGTACTTCCAGCAACTTAGTATTCAAGCAGGTGGTGCTGACTACTTCGGTCTCAGAACTTGGTGGCTTGATGACACTGACGGCGAACCCACATATCCAAAGGGAACAGTCGTGATGTCTGCGAATAAACTATAATTAAAGTCACTAAATATAAATAACCACGGATCCAGTCTCAGTATACGAAAATCCAATGTCTGCAATTATCACTGATCTTTTTAGAATTCATAATGCACAGCAGTTCGTTGAGGCGCTGGCGGAACCCGACACTGCTTCCCCCTCAGAGGAAACAGCAGCTGAGTCTGGCACCCAACGTACTCGACTATACTTCTTTATTGGACGCCCCCAAGAATGGCGTGCATATTTAGAACTATATGCTATCAATAACACTTTCCAGGAAGGCGAGATCGTCTACCAAGGTAGTTCTTACCCTGGTGGCGCTACCGTTTACGGCACGGTCGAAAAAGTGTTTCCCAATTCAGTCCTTCTCTCTGGCGTCAATGGCGCTTCGGGACAGAACTCCAACTTTGTTGCTGGAGTCGCTGTAACAGGTAATACTTCTGGTGCTACTGGTAAAGCTGGTGTATGGAGAACTGGTACAGAGAACACTCCTACACAACCTTTCGACTCGCAAGAAGAAAAGTTTGAGATCTTCGATGATATGATCTCACTCAAGCGTGTGAAAAAAGATGACGTGACCTTTGTGGTCAAGCGTTATAATTTCGGCGCTAACACTGTGTACGATATGTACAAGCCTGATTATAGCAGTGCTAAAACTTCTGCTACAGGTTCATCTTCATTGTTTGCTGCCACATTCTATGTGATGAACAGCAGCTATGAGGTTTTCAAATGCATCTACAACGGTCAGACCCCTACCGATCCTAACGGTGTTGTTTCTGTAACAGAACCAACTAAAGTTCAGTCAATCTCTGGTATTTTCATCGAACCTGAAGATGCTGGCAACCCTGGATTCCGTACGGATGGTAAGCGTCCATACGTTTGGAAGTATATGTACACCATCCCTACCGATAGTGTGCTGAAGTTCCTCTCCACTGACTTCCTTCCTATTGTGGAAGAAACTGCAGTTATTACTTCTGCTGTTGATGGTGCTATCGATAATATTCTTATTACTGATTCTGGTACCAACTATGACCCTGGTACCTACTATGCTCCTATTCAAGGTAATGGTAGTGCTGGTATTGCTAAACTAGTTGTTGATTCAGGTGCTATTGTCGAAGCAAGTCTTCAAGCTTCTGGTACAGGATACACATACGCTTCAATTAATTTGAGCGATGTCTATAGCGATGCTGCTCTCACAACCCCCTCTAACATCGACGCTAACACCGATGCTACTGGTGGTGCCCTGGAAGTGATTATCCCCCCTCAAGGTGGACACGGAAAGGATCCTGTAGAGGAATTGGGTGGTAAGCGTGTGATGATTAACACTCGCTTGACCTACGATGAAGGCGAAGGCGACTTCCCAACTGATAACGACTTCCGTCGTATCGGTTTGCTGCGCGACCCATATAACTACAACTCTACCGATTTCGCTACTGCTGACAACCTGAGTGCAACTCCTGCACTTAAGCTGCAGAACCCATCTGGCGATTTCTTCGTTGACGAAGAAATTTCACAAACTTATACCGATGGCAATGGCGATACAGTTGTTGCTAAAGCAACTGTAGTTTCTTGGAAGGGTACTGTTGACGGCGTAACCTACAACATCGTTAAGTACTTCCAGTCTCCTGACCGTCACACACATAACGGCGTTGTGTATGATTTCAGCAATGGTGCTGATACAGTTTCTGGCGGAACTTCGCTTTCTACTGCTACGGTAAATAGTACATATAATACTCCTGGTGGTCAGACTGACGGCGGTGTTATCTTTGCTTCTGGTCTCGCTAATCCCGAAATCGAAGGCAACTCTGGTGACATCATCTATATTGAGAACCGTCGTGCAATTTCTCGTGCTTCTGACCAGATTGAAGACATTAAACTCGTTGTTGAGTTCTAATTAAAAGAGACCTAAGAGATGCCACAAAACACTAACCTGAATAGATCCCCGTATTTTGACGATTTTGATACGGGGAAAAACTTCTATAGGATTCTGTTCAGACCTGGTTACTCAATCCAAGCGAGAGAGTTAACTCAGCTGCAGTCTATGCTGCAGGATCAGGTCGAACAAGTCGGCAATAGTATGTTCAAACAGGGTCAAATGGTGATCCCTGGCGAAGTCTCGTATTCTAATACGTATGACTATGTTAAGTTAAGTAGCGTCTCTCAGGTTGCACAAAACGTAAATGGCGAAATTAATTTCGTCAAATACAATATTTCTCAGCTGGTCGGCAAGATTCTTGTCGGTCAGACTTCTGGTGTTAAGGCATTTGTTGATAATCACGCTTTAGAAACTACAACAGACGCTGATACTATTTTTGTTAAGTATGTCAGTTCAGGTTCTGATAATACTGACGTTAGGTTTAGACAGGGCGAATCTCTCAAATTAGAAACTCCTACAACGGATAACGATCCGACTCTAGTTGTAGGTACAGATGGAATCAAACCAGCAGATACTACTGCTATGGGTTTTGGTTCTGCTGTAAACGTTCAGAAAGGCATTTACTTTATTAATGGACATTTTGTCCAGAACGAATCTCAAACTCTTATTCTAGAGAAATACAGTGCTATTTCTTCTTATAAGATTGGTTGGGATATTACAGAATCAATTGTCACTCCAGAAGACGATCCTTCGCTGAAGGATAACGCTCAGGGTTACTCTAACTATTCTGCACCTGGAGCTCATAGACTGAAGATTACTTTGAATCTTCAAAAGTTTGCTGTTGACGCTCCATCAAATAAAAACTTTGTTCAGCTTGTCTTCCTGGAAGAAGGTAAAATCCAGAGACAAATTACTCAAACTTCACCTAGTCAGATTGAAGAGATTCTGGCACGTAGAACTTATGACGAGTCTGGCGATTATATCGTAAAGAATTTTATTGCCGACCTTAAAGAATATTACAACGCTGATGGATCTGGTTACTATGATGTCAATTCATCAACTGGTCTAGTCAACGGTTTATCTGAACTGGCAGCTGATGGAAAGTTTATTGTTGGCATCGGTCCTGGTAAAGCTTATGTTCGTGGTTACGAAGTAGAAAGTACAGATACTAAGTATCTCGAATTAGATAAAGCAAAAGATACTCAGAGTAGAGAAAATACCAGACTATATTCCACACCTTTGCCTACAGTTGGTATACGTGGAGTTCACGGTTCTGTTCCTATTAGTGCTACTTCTGATGGAGAATCTACACCATTTAAGAAAGCTAATTTTTATAGAAAATTTATTGATTCTTATCTTGGCGATAATGGTTCCAAAAACAGTCAAGATACAGGCATTTTTGTTGCTAGCGATCTAAGAGGAACAACTTATAATACCGATGCTGCAACTATGACAGTATGGGTATATCCTGGTGTCGATCCTGTCAATGGTGAGCCTATTGACCTTGCAACTAATACTACAGATATTGTTTACACCGACTTGAAGGTTGGCACTTCAGCATCTGTGTTCCACTTTAATGGCACCTCTTATGATGAGATTAAAGTTGTTGCCGCAAGATTTAATCAAAAATACAATACGGATAGAGATAGAAACGTTCCTTGGAGCGAAGATAGTGCTACTGGTGGTATGAATGAATCTGGTTCGGAGCACGTTGTGCACGAACTGATTCTAAGAGGTCCTATTGCAACTCTATACAGCATTCATCAATCTTACCAAGCACACGGTCCTGTAAAGCTGGGAGGTTCTGGTGGTGGCGCTAGTAATGGTATCTCTCTATATGGTAACAATACTGGTGCAACTTATTATGGTATGGTTCTAGACTATACTCTTCCAGTGCACCCTATCATTGGTAGAGCTATTGCAAGAGACTTCAAATTCCAAACAGTTCCTGTTGGATTTGATAAAACTCGTGGCGTTGTTGCTTCTAGTAATCAGCAAGACTCTACATTCACATTCAGTTATACCAACCCCATTCTTTTCACCAAGATTGTTTTAACTGGTATCCACGCATTTGAAACTGGTTCTAATATCCAGGGTTCTATCTCTGGTGCCACTGCTGTTATCGAAGGTGGGTTGTCGGTTGGGCAAAATGATCCCGAGAATGCAACTTTATCTCATTCTAATACAATTGTACTATCGAATGTTATTGGAGAGTTTGAAGAGGGAGAAGAAATTTTTGATATGGATGACAGTGCCAAAGCTGCTGTCATTGCTGTAGAAGGTCGTATTAGTCACTTCACTGTTCCTTATGGTGGTGAAAATTATTCTGATCAGATGGAGTTGAAAATTGGTCAGAGACAATATCGCGGTAACTACACTACTGTTAGAAGAGAGACTGCTGTTGACGGCATCGATGGTCAGCAGGATTATGTCCACTCTGTTACTTTCACCGAATTAGGTAGGAGAGAGATTTCTGATAAATTCCTCAGTCCTCCAATTGTTGAAGTTATTGATGTTGGTGGTGTACACAGTGCTAGCGATCCAGATGCTTATGTAAAAGCATTCCTTTATAAGAATGTCATTCAAACGTTTGGTACGGAAGATCTTCGTTCCGTTGGAATGACACACGGTAATAGTTCTAGAACGTTCTCTGCAGATATTCAGTATGCAGATACCGATTATACAGAATTTAAAACTATCACCAACAACCTACAGTATTCTGGCAGAACAGATTGCGACTTTATTGAAGCTACTAACTATAGTGCACGTCCTGCAGATGAACTTAAAGAAGATGATTTAATTCAAATCACTGCTGATGGTGTTACGTATCGTTATGAAGTTGCGTATGCTTGCAATGCTACTACCGATACAGTTGCCAGAATTTATTTAAAACAGCGTCTCTTAGCTAACTTCGATTCTAATACTGTTTCTAAGATTCGTGCAAAAATTGAAAATTCTGGAAAATCAAGTCTAGTTCTTCCTCTGCCAAACAGTAAAATTTATTCGATTCTTTCGGATGATGCAAATACTGAGATTACTTATTTCTCAAGAAAGCAATTTATTGAATCAGTTACTGTTGATGGTACCACAAACGAAATTACTATTGCTGCACAGCTTGACTTTGGTCAACAGCAATTTGCTCCATTTAATCAAAGCGATTATGTAATGGAGATCTATACTGCTGGTGCTACTACTACAAGATATGGCGGTGCTACTGGTGATCTAGTGAGAGAAGGAGATATTCTCTATATTGATCGTTCGATGATCTCGATCACTAGTGGTTCTGAGGGAAATACTGCTGGCACTATTGCCATCAAGCTTCCACCCGATTACTTCTATCAAGCAGGTGCTCTGAATCTGGCAGATATGAAGTTGAAAATCAGTTGTACTATTGAGACTGCAAACGCAAAACCAAAACTAAAAACATCTGTCAAGAAGAAAAGAATTTCTATTGCTTCGGATATCGATAACGATATTATCCCAATTAGAGGCGATGATTACGACAATCCAACTGGTCAGGTCAAGTCTTTCTCCGATGTATACAAGTTGCGTTATGTCTATGAAGGGCAAGCTGGTATTGCACCGTCTGTTGATGAAGATGGAACTATTCTAGGTAACAGTGGAATTGATATTACAGATTACTTCTTATTCGATGATGGTCAAAGAGATTCTTTGTATGACACATCTGCATTAATTAGAAAACCTGGTTTCAGAACTCCTACTGGTACCCTAGTTATTGGATTTGATTATTTCAAGCATTCGGAAGGAGACTTCTTTGCAGTTGATTCTTATCTCCACGAGAACGGTGTTTCATATTCTGAAGTTCCCAAATTTACTTCTAATGTATATGGCAGCAAGTCTTTAGCAGATGTAATTGACTTCCGTCCTTTGGTTGGTACATCAGCATTTATTCCTGGTTATCTGAATGCCAGTGTGATGGATCCATCATCCAATGTTTCTGAAGTGTTTACAAGTGGTGGTGTTACTGCAGCACTTCCTGCTGACACACAAAGCTCTGCCAGTATTCCATACACCTTTGCTTGTCAGTATGAATACTACGTTGACAGAATTGATACTATTTACTTGAAGAAAGACGGTAACTTTATTGTTAAAAAAGGTGCTGGTTCTAACGATCCTCAGTCTGCACAAACAATTGACGAAGCTATTAAGATCTTCAAGATTTACATTCCTGCGTTTACTGAAAATCTCAGAAAAATCAAAGTTTTCCCTGTGGAAAACAAGCGTTTTACAATGCGCGATATCTCCAAATTGGAGAAGAGAATCGAACGTGTCGAGAGATATACAATGCTGTCTATCTTAGAACAGTCAGCTCTTAACACTCAAATTAAGGATGGTCAAACTGGTCTTGATAGATTTAAGTCTGGTTTTGCTGTCGATAACTTCGAGAACTTCAATCTCTCTAATATCAACAGCGTTGATTATAAGTGCGCTCTTGATCTCACTCGTGGTTCGATGCGTCCCGAGTCTAAAGAGACTAGTGTTACTTTGCTTGAGCACGATCCAAATCCAACTTCTAGACTTTTGTCTGGTTATGTGGTCAATAAAGGTATGGTTACTCTACCATTCACCACAAAAGTTCTCGCTCAAAACAACTTTGCGACAGAAACTATTCCTGTCAATCCTTTCCTTATCTTTGCCTTTAAGGGAACTGCAGCTCTTTCTCCTAATGTCGATCCGTGGTTCGATGAGTATAGTCTGCCATCTTTGAATAATAACGACAACCAGACATTAGATCCTCTGGAAGTTTATACCGATGGAGATGTTGCCCTATCTCAAATTCACGATGTTAGTAAGATCTCTATTCTTGGTAACGATTCCGAGTTTAGCAATGTCAATTCTCTAAGCTCTGATGCTCCTCAAACTGCAGAAGCTGAAGTTATTCAGTCTAAGATTACCAGTTCTTCTAATCTGGCATCTCAGAATACAGAGCTTCCTTTACAGCAAAGCAGTACTTCCATCGGAGAAAAAGTTCTTTCTACTTCATTCACTCTGTATGTGAAAGAGCAATATGTTGAGTTCCATCTTCGTAAGATGAAACCTAATACTAGATTGCATACTTTCTTGGATAATATCAATATCGGTGGGTATGTGGTACCAGATCGTAACTATTCTGGCATTCCTGGATCTTCCCTCAGGTCTTGGGGAGACAATATAGTAACAGATGATGCTGGAAATGCTTCTGGTATTATTCTAATTCCTTCAGGTAGAAAACCATCCTTAGGCACTTTCCACGAAGAAAACATCGAAGACTTGACTTTTGATGAGTCTGTTGGGCTTAAATTCCCTCTGGGCGTTAAGAAGATTAAGTTTACGAGCAGCAGCACTAACGGACATCATCCTCAATCATTTGCCAATGTTTCTTTCTTCGCAACTGCAATTAAAGAAACTGCTCCTAATGATATCATCGCTGTTGAAAATCTTAGCGATGATGAGAAAACAGATGGTACACAGTACACAGAGAATATCCTCAACCCAGAGGTTTCTGTTGTTGACCCACTAGCACAAACTTTCCGTGTTGAAAGCTTTAATGGTGGCGTATTTGCATCTTCTGTAAATATGTACTTCTCGGAAAAAGATCCCATCTTGCCAATTTCGGTGAAGTTAGTTGATACTATTGCTGGTAGACCTTCTAAAAATGTCATACCTGGTTCTGAAGTTGTAATAGATCCTAACACCTATCTTCGTGTTATTTGTAGTGGTGGACACACTCTCATTAAAAATGAGATCATCGAAGGCGATACTTCTAACGCACAAGGTCCTTTAATCAAAGTTCTGGATTCTCAGAATACTCCTGTTCCTGAAGTCAATGGCAACTTCAATCTGGCAACTACTCAAGTTTATACTTTAATCTTGGGAGACCACAACAAAGAGAGTTTCATAGCTGGCGAACCTCTGGTTATCACTTCACTGACTGTTGCTAATAACAGCAGATCTGGTGACGAGATTGTATCTGTGGAAATCGTTCAGGATTCTGGATACATCTCTCGTATTATTATGGACGATCTTGGAGATGGGTATGCAGGTTCGACAACTGTCACAATTGAATCTCCTCAATTGCCTGGTGGCGTTACAGCTACTGCAGTTCCTAGTGTCACAGATCAAAAGATCTATGAAATTAATCCTACTTTAGGTGGTACCGAGTATACAATTCCTCCAAGTGTATTGATTGTTAGTACTAATGCCACACAGCTGGCATCTGCTACAGCAATTATTAAGTATAACAAACCTGCAGTTAGGATGGGTGTTGCTACAGATAGCAAGGCACTTATTCCTACAGAGTTCCATTTCGATTACCCGATATATCTAGAAAATGACCGTGAGTATGCTCTTCTCATCGAAACAAATAGCACTCAGTACCAAACATTCATTTCTCGCCTCGGTGAGACTGAAATTAACAGTAACTCTACAGTTACTACTCAGCCTTTGCTTGGTTCGCTGTTTAAATCTCAGAATAGCACTCTTTGGACCGCGAACCAATACGAAGACCTGAAGTTTGATATCTTTAGAGCACAGTTTGATATTACTAAGATTGGTGTTGTTCGTCTCGTCAATGATGATATGGGATATGACAACCTTCCACCAAGTCCTGTCAGAACTGATGCTGATGGTTCTGGTACTACTTCGAGTCAGCTGTTTGGTGCCAATACTAAGGTTATCAAAATTGACCATAAAAACCACGGTCTTAATCCTGGATCCTTTGTTGCTCTGAAGAATGTTGGTGGTGTCGGTGGTTATTCGACTACTACTTTAAACAATCAAATCTTACCTGTTATTAATGCTGGTATCGATTTCTATACTGTGGAGATGCCTACTGTTGCAGGCGGTAATGGTACTGGTGGTGGTAATATTGGTGTTGCTCTTGGGCAAATTAAGTATGAGAAAGCAGTCATTAAAATTGATGCTATTGATTACCCTGAAACGACACTCTCAACTATGGTTGAGACTACTAAGATCAAACCTATCGATAGCAGAGAAACTATCGTTGACTATGAGATTGAAAAACCAGTTGATATTATTCTCAATAAAGAATACTACTTCCCAACGCAAAGAGTTATCGCTTCTAAGCTGAACGAGAAGATATATTCTGATCGTATGAACGATAAGAGATCAATGACCGTTAGTGCTACACTTTCTACCACTAATCCAAATCTTTCTCCTATTATAAACCTCAAGAATCCAAAGGCAATTCTCACCACCAACCGTGCTGAGTCTCCGAATGGTACTGAAGATAGATACGGGAAGAAAGTTCAGCAGGTTGAAGTTTATAAGACAGTTGTTATGAGACTAACGGATAATGCAGCTTCTCCTGCAACTCTTGGTTCTGCTCAAACGTTTGAAGTTACTTCTGGCGAAGGACAAGTTATTACTGGTAAGACATCTGGCACTAAGGGTGTTCTGTCTTACTGGGATGCATCTTCTCCTGGTGAGATGTATGTGAGAATTACCGAAGGTGATGGTTTCATTATTGGTGAAGAACCTGAATTCAGTGGTTCATCTTCTTATAATAAAGAGTGGAACTTTGATGGCAGTACCACTAATCCTGTGAGTGGTGCAGCTACAGGGTTTACTTTACCTCTAAAAATTGCTGGAGATCTTTCTCTCGCACAATTCGATATTGATCCTGGAAGTAACGTTGCGTTAGATGATGATTCTAAGACTGCCGTTGCTAATCGTTGGAACCAAGAAAACTATCGTTTGATCTTCTCTTCTAACAATTCATTGTTTGTTGCTGGAGATTTAATCGGTTCTGGTGATAGCACTACTGGACTGTACGAAGCTGGTTTTGATGTTATCAATAAGAGTTTCAATGTTCCTCAGGAAATTAAAACTGTATACGAAGCTTATGGTTTCTTATACACACCTGAAAGACTTAAGAATTCTTCTAACGTCGCAAATTATGTCACTAAAGAAATTTCGCTAGATAATCCTGGTAGTGGTATTACAGTCAAACTGACTGCTGCTCTACAAGAAATAGACGACATTTCGTTGATGTATAAAACTAAGAGAGCGTCACAACAGGTGTTCTTTAAAGAAATCAACTGGACATACTTTAACACCACTGGTGTTCCTGACAAGACTGTTTCGCCTTCCACAGGTACAAACTTCTCGCCAATTACTGAATCCGAAGAAGACTTCAAAGAATACTCATTTACTATTGGTGGATTGAAAGATTTTAATTCTTTCGCTATCAAAGTTGTATTGAAGTCACGCAATCCATCTATGCCCCCTAGAATTAGGGACCTTAGAGCAATTGCAACTTATTAATGCCTAGTACAATACTTGCTGAAATGTGGGCTAAAAATTACAACTACCATAAGGTAAAGGGTCACGATGATCTCCATCGTGACGAATCGGGAGCGATTATCAATCACGATAAAAGCTCCTTTGAGGCATACAAGCGTTCAAAAATGCTTGCCGAAAGAAATATTAGTTATGCAGATGAAATTGATAATTTAAAGAAAGATGTTTCCGACATCAAATCTCTTTTAAAGGAACTTATTTCCAAACTATAAATACTCACATAAGGATCTGTTTAAACAATGGCGCTTACACGAATCAGGAGAACTGGTTTAAATGATGGGCTAGTCAGTGACGCCAAACTGGATAGTGGTGTAGGCACCCAAGCGGTGACAACTTCCACTATCAGAAATGGCGCTGTTACTACCCTGAAGTTAGCAGATAACTCCATCACCACAGAAAAACTCAGTACCTCTGTAGGGCTTGAGGCAATTGACACTTCGGTGCTTAGAGACGGATCAGTTACTCCACCTAAGATCGATACCACTAGCACATTTAATTTTAACTCTGCTACTGTCGCAACTTCTCTAAACGTTACTGGTAAAGTTTCTAGAGATGATGCAGTTGGAGTTGACGTTTCTGGTTCCGATATTACCATTGCAGGTGGTGCTGGTACTGGATCTGCTACTGGTGGTTACATCAGACTCAAGACATCCAAAGCTAGCGGAACTAGTGGATCCTCTGCTAACAATCTTACAGATGCCATTGTTGTTACTGGAGAAGGTAAGGTAGGCATTGGAGTTGGTTCTCCTACAGAAGATCTCGAAGTTGCAAACAACGTTGTAATCAACGGAGAACTAACTGTTCTTGGCGGCACTACGACAGTTTCCACAACCAACACTGTGATTGGTGATAAACTGATCGAACTTGGCAATGGTGTTGTTGGTTCTCCAGCTGGAGACAGTGGTATTGTATTTGAGCGTGGTAGTGAAGACAATGCATTCATCGGTTATGATGAATCAGAAGATAAATTTGCAATTGGAACTGGTAGCTTTACTGGTACAACTTCTGGCGATCTCGGTATTACCAGAGGAACTTTAATTGCTGATTTAGAAGCAGCTTCTATCGCAGTTGCTGGTGTTGGTTCTTCAGTTACTTTCGATGGTGCAGTAGTCACTATTGAACCAACTGGATCTAATGTTCCTTTGCTGAAGGTTGATCCCACTAACAATAAGATGGGTATCGGTCAAGAGCCCAACAATGCTCTTGCGCAAATCTTGCAAGTTCAGGGTACTGTCGGTGCTACTGCATTTATCGGTGATGGTAACGGTCTGACTAACCTGTCTGGTTTTACTGGAGCAGGCGATGGTACGGAATCCATTCCTGGTATGTCATTCTTCCAAGATCAGGATAATGGTTTCTATAGACCATCTTCCGATCAAATGGGATTGTGTCTTGGTGGTGCTGAGAAAATTCTTTATAATGATCAGGGAGATTCACTAGTCTTAACTCGTGATATTCACGGTCAAGACTGCGGACAAGTTGTTACAGCAACTATTCAAGCAGCCGTTATTGATACATTCACAATTGCCGATTACTACAGCGGCAAGTATGTTGTTCAGGTTGTATCTGGTGCTTACGTTCAGGTCAAAGAAGTCCTGATTATGCACGATGGTACTGACATTTTCATCGAAGAATATGCCACTATGACTTCTGGTGGTCTTAATGAAGGTGCACTAGGTACTATTACTGCACAGTATAATGGAGCAAACATCGAAGTTATATTCACTCCGTCATACGCTACTAATACTGTCAAGTACTTCAGATCACTCATCAGATCCTGATATAAATAAACCCAGATACTAGTTGCCCTATCACAAATGACTGTCAGAAACGTAGCGAAAAATTATACGTTTGAGCAACAGCGCCTTGAGATTAATGACATTGGCGCTGACAATGGTGATTTTTCTGGCAAGGTCATTGGCCAAGCTGTGGTAAATAACCTTATTGCTCAAACAATTACTGATTGCTTACTTGAATTAGATACAGAGTTGGGACCTATCGCCTCTATCACTGGCGAAATTCCTGCTAACGATAAAGATAACGTGGTGGAAGCAGTTAATTATATCACTGATACTATCATTAAATCGTTATCCCAGTTAACTACTGTGGATAAAACTAGTATTGTTAATGCTGTTAATGAACTAGATCAAGATGTAGGCGACTTGACATCTCTGTCTGCTAACATTGTAGACCATTCAAGCTTAGTTGCTGCTCTCAACGAAACAAAAGATGTCATTGTTGGTGTTCTTTCTAACTTAAGTACAGTTTCCAAATCCAGTATCGTTGCTGCGATTAATGAAATTAAAGATACTACTATCGGAAACTTAAACAACCTCACTACACAAAATAAAGCAAACCTTATTAATGCTATTAACGAATTGCAAATTGAGGTAAACACTCTTGCTGCTCAGGTTGGTGTATCTGTGGAAGCAGGTCTCGACGCTACTGCTCTCGCTATCGCTTTAGGTTAATAAAAAATGGCAAATAAATTCCTATCCACTTCTAAAACGGGCGTTGGTGTTTCCGACACTAGTATCTACGCAGTAGAACTGCAAGGTACTCAGGTTGAAAAACAGAGCGTGTTAATTGGATGCAACTTATCCAATACCACACAGACAGCTGTTATCGCTGCTGTAAAGGTCAGTCGATATCCAGCATATTCTATCGATCCGCAGTATCCTAAAGATGATGTATTCATCGTAAAGAATGTTCCAATTCCTGCAGGATCATCATTTGAAATTATGCAGGGTCAAAAGATTATTCTGGAATATAATCCAGATGGATATAGACTATCGACACCTAATGTAAGCGATACATTAGCAGCTAATATGACTAGTGCCAGTGTCGTATCTTTAACTGTTACAGATAACACTGGTCCTAAGTTTAACGCTCAAGACTATATCAAGATCAATAACGAAATTATGCAGATCACCTCCCTTCAGGGTACAGGTGACGAAATACTTAACGTAGACAGAGCGCAAGCAAACTCTACTCCTACTACTCATACTAGTGGAGATTCTGTTCAAAAAATTGATGTTGGGTTGGGTGATGAAATCATAGTTACTTGTGATACTAATTCAGCTCTAGATTGCATTTCTAGTATTATGGAGGTCTCAGTCTAATGGCATATCTTGGATTAAATCCCGAAGCATATGTTTCTAAAATTAAGGAGCTCCAAGATATTTCGTCGTCATTTAACGGCGTTGATGTAAATTTTCCGCTTCGTACTACCAACGGTGATATAGTCACTGTTTCTCAATCAATGCAACTCACCGTTAGTTTAAACGGTGTTCTGCAACAACCCAATACTGCTAGTGCTTCTGGTGGTCCTGGATCTTTTTGGGTTCAGGGAGATCAACTTTATTTCTCAGAAGCTCCTAGTACTGGAGATGTTTTCTTCGGTCACGTTCAAAATTCAGTTGTTAACAATATGGATCGTTCGGAGATTTTCTCCGAATCGTTTGTTGCTAACGGAATTGACGTTGACTTTACAATGTCAAAATCTCCACCAAATGTTCACGCAATTTTGGTGACTATTGATGGTCTGGTGCAGCATAAAGATGCATACACTCTGACTAGTCAAAACCTAATTCTTCGTTTAGATGATGCTCCTAGTATTAACTCGGTTATTGAAGTTACTCACATTGGGTTCTCTTCATCTCTGGTTGGACCCACTAGTGCTGTTAGTTCTTTCTACGGAAGATCTGGTGCTGTCGAACTTCTCAATACGGATGACGTAAATGTTAGAGACGTTGACTGTTACGGTTCTATTGGCGTCGGTAATTTTAGTCCTAGCTTTAAGGTTGATATCGACGGTGGTTCTGGGACTTCTAATTGCCTCAGGGTACAGGCACAGTCTTTGCCAACGATTACTTTAGAATCTTCCAACACAGGTGGTACTACAAAGTTCATCCAAAATGGTGATGACTTCCATATGTTCGCCACAGCTGGTGGTGTTACTACTGATATCTTTGTAGCAACTCAAGGATATATTACAACTGAGAATTCTATTGGTAGTCCTGCTGATAGAACTACTGTTAACATTGCAGGTGATTCATCTGGTGTAACTAAAGCACTGAATGATAATACTACTGCAATTGCTACAACGGCATTTGTCCGTCAGGAAGTTGCTGATTTGGTTGGGTCGTCACCAGGCGCACTCGATACATTACAAGAATTGAGTACAGCATTAGGGGATGACCCTAATTTTTCTGTCACCATTAACAATGCTATCTCATTGAAAGCAGATGCTACTAATGGTACTACTAACTTACAAACCTTAAATAACGCAACTATTAATGGGGTTAGCATTCAAGCTGATCCTGGTGGTCCTACTCCCAATAGGATTCGTCTTGGAAACGTTATTTACCCTGCTACCCAAACTGCTGATATTGGTTATAACCTCGTGGTTGTTAGCAGCAATATTGATGGGACTGTAAATATGGAATTCAGCGACCGCAATGAAATGCGGGACATCTGGTTGTTCAGCTAAATATCAAGGAGGATACAATATACAATGGCTCTTTCAAGAGGAAAATTATCAGGCACTGGAGGGAAGAACATTCAGTTCGTTCCCACAGGCACTCCTGGTACGGTTTACGTAAACCCTGCAGCTACAAAGACATATTTCAAGGGTTTTGTTGTTTTTAATGGCAACACTACTACTGAAACTATTAACTTGTATCTCGCTGAAGATAACGTAGGTGCACTCGATACTATCGATGCTGCAACTAAGCCACAGCAGTTTGTTAGACAAGAGTTAAGTTCTGGTGAAACGTTTTACGTTGAACTAAACTATCCCATCGTTCTCGAAGACGCGAATGATGCAATTTATGGTCTGACTGACACAGCAAACAAAGTTACAATCATTCTAATTGGCGATAAGGAGTCATAAATGCCTTTTCGCATCGGCAGTTTAAAAACTCAAAATTACGAAAGTCGGTTGGATGACTTGACCGATGAAGGACATTTGCGTCCTTTCTATGACACTACTAAAATTCGCAAGACTCCTTTTGAGGCAGCAAGAATTGTTCGTGTGACTCCTCAAGATGGATCCGCAGCTTTTAACTGGAACTTAGATACTCAAGGATCTTTAGTTTTAAACATAGGAGAGTATCAATTAGAAACAGTTGTTTCTGATGATGCTATGTTTACAGTGCAATTCGTAATGTGGGGAGCTGGTGGAGCTGGCGGTAAAAACACTGGCGGCATTGGTGGCGGTGCTGGATATACAGCTGGCGGTTTGAGACTGCTCTCAACTCAACTGTATCACATTTGTGTTGGTGGTGGTGGGGATTCTAGATCATCTGCATCAGTCACTACTGGCGGCGAATGTGGAGGTGCCTTAGGAGGTCTTTTGGGTAATGAATATGGTGGATGTGGTGGAGGATTCACAGGAATCTTCCGTGATTCTGCTGTTCAATCAAACGCACTTTTGATTGCAGCTGGTGGCGGGGGCGGTGGTGCCGATCAACGTGGTGGAGCAGGCGGTTCTTCCAACGGTCAAATCGGTCAACTGTTCGATCAAAGAGGCGGTGGTGGAGGTTCCCAAACTGAGGGAGGTTTCGCTGGTTTTACTGATTCAGTTTCTGGTTCTGGATTATCAGGTGGCAGAGCAGGATCTCTGTTGACATATCCAGGCGGTGGCGGCGGTGGCGGTTACTACGGTGGCGGTGGCGGCGGTAGTGGCGACGTTAATGGTCACGGTGGTGGTGGCGGAGCTGGTTTCATAGATCAGACTCGTATCATTGCTGGATCATATTCTGCTGGTTCAAATGAAGTCCCTGGTAATGATGCAGATCCCAATAGAGGAGTTGCTGGGCAGGGTGGTATACCCAATCAGTCTGGGACAGACGGTAAATTCGCCATCATTGGCACCTAACATAAATATTTTTTAAAGACAGATGGCGTACTTAGGAGTCACACCCAAAATTGGTAACATCCGTAAATTGGATGACGTTGCTGCACAGTTTAATGGTGTGGCGGTTACTTTCAATATGCGTGTTGGTGGGCAAGTAATTTTTCCTGGTTCGCCTCTGCAAATCCTCATCTCACTTGGTGGTGTGATGCAGGAAGCAAATGTTTCTTATCAGATCAATAACGATCAGATTACATTTTCAGATCCTCCGAACCCTGGTATTGATTTCTTTGGTCTTGTCATTGGTGATACCATCGATGTTGGAGAGCCTTCAGATAATACAATTAATGCGGTTAAATTAAACCAAGGTGCCACCTTTACGATGGGTGGTTTGAATGTTAATGGTCCTATTGCTATTGATAGTTCTACCTTAGTTGTAGACGAAATCAATCACCTAGTTGGTATTGGTACTGCATCTCCTTCTAATAGATTATCAGTATCTGCTGGTGATATCGAGCTTGATCCCTCCAACAATTTAACTTGGGGTACTGGTATTAACAGATCTCAAATTACAGGTGCAGATCAAAACCTCGTATTGAAATCTAATATTGCGGATTTGAATGGATCTATTCAATTGAATGGTTCGTCAGTGGTTATGAATAACACTCTGACTATTGCTCAAAACAGTAGCACTACAAATATTGTAGGGTCTGGAAATATAATGCAATTCAGTAATGCTGGGAACACAGCAACTCCTGGATTGGTAGTAAGCAACGTTGGCATTACTCTTAACAGAGAAACGAATTGCAACTACAATATGATGATCAGCAACCAACTCAACGTTGGAACATATCTACAGATTGAAACTTACAACACTGGTGATCATATCAACATCACCAATTACACTGGCATTTCTGCTGGTACAGTTACAACTACTGCTGCTACAGAAGCTTTCGACACTTTAAATGCGACTAATATTAGAGGTGCCAAGTATCTAGTTTACGCTTCTCAAGGTGGCGATGTTTCTACCAGTGAAATTATTGTAACGCACGACGGAACTGATGCGTTTGTAACTATGTTCGGTGATGTTCATACCAATCCTGGCAACGCTGTCTCTACATTTACAGTAGAACTTGTGGGTGGTAATGTAGAGGTCAGAGCAACTGCAACAATTGGAACCTTCATTCAATATACTCGCTTCACGATGAACGTGTAATTGGTATAAATATATTCTGAAAACCTATATCCGAACCTATCGGGGGAAAGGGAACCACGATGGCAACGTCAAATATCAATTTTAATGCCAAGAACGGGTTATCCGTAGCTGGCACCGAAGTCGTTGACGGCTCTCGTAACTTACGTAACATTACATCGGGAAACATCACGGGAAACCTGGACATCGGTGGAGATGTGAACCTCACTGGAGTTAATAAAACATTTAAAGTGGGAGGTGTGGGTATCACATCTACCATTGCTGCGTTGTCCATCGCACTCGGTGGCTAATTCCATTTTCAACATAAACCCAGAGATTAAAAAATGGCAAAGAAACTAGTCACTGACTACGAATTTGTACCGTATGATCCCAATACACTTACGGGTGGTACGGTCACGCTTAAAGACAACCTTAGTGGCGAGAGGATTCTTCTCATCACTAACGTTACAAATAACGAGATTCTTTATAACTTCTCAGACCCTACTAAGGGATTCCAGACTACCGTTAATGGTACTGGTTGCGATTATAACGAGGATTTCGAGAAAACAATCATCTCGCTTGCAACTGATACGTCCACGATGAGTGCGACGGACCAGTTACAAATTTTCGTGGAATCGTTTGCTTCTACGTTTGAACCAGCTGAAACGTTTGTTGACCCTGTGTCCAAACTCAGAGTTTCAAACCCAGAAACGATGATTGACACGGACTTTGAGTATGGTCCGCAGGCAACGAAGTGGGAAACTCTTCAGCTTGTCAACAACATTCCGTCAACGTACTCCGCTACGAGTGACACAACAATTCCGTTTATCGAGAGTGTCATCACTCAAGCTAACTCGGATACCATCACAGTCTCGACTCTTTATGAGCACTCACTGACTGCTGGTGTTCCTATTGTGGTTACTGGTCTTGCAGTTACAACTGCTGAAGGTTCTTACCTGATTCAGTCTGTTCCTACTCCAACCACATTCACGTATAAAGCACGCGCTACACAGTCGATTACGGCGAACGTGGTGGGTTCTTATACCTCTATCATTCCTGGTCTCTTCTACGAAGGTTCTGCTATCAGTCTCCAGACTGATAAAGGCATCGTGGCAGATACTTTTGAGTATACCGTTACTGTCGATTCTGCAGGCGGTCAGGATTACTTCTCTATTGACGGAACTATTCCAGGTGGAACACCGTTCCAGCTCAACAAAAACGGAATGTACATCTTTAAGTTGGATGATGCATCCAACATTGGACATCCATTCCGCGTATCCACAACTGCTGATGGTATTCACGGTGGTGGTGTTGCATACACAGATGGTGTATATGTAAACAGCACAGAAGGTGTTGCTGGTTCTTATGTTCGTGTTTACGTTACTGAGAACACCCCTGCAACTCTATATGCATATGATGCTAATGCTGGTAACACTGGCGTTGGTTTCGAGATTCAGTTCAATCCTGTTGCTACAACAAAGGTTGTTCTTTCAACGTCTTTCGAGAATGGTTTTAGCGACGGTACAGCACTGTACTTCGTTAACACGATTTCACCTAAGATTCTGTCTATCGGCAATACAACAGCAACTGCTGCTGACGGTCGTGCAGTGATTGATTATGAGAATACCTTCTCTGGTACTCTCAACCCTGATATGGCTGAGTTCCAACCATATGATCACAAGCCTACAGCGCTTTACACTGTTGACGATTCTAACGTCGATTACACCAACAGTACTATCACCCTGACAGGTACGAACGCAAACAACTTCCGTTCGCGTTATGCATTGATGTATTACCCAAATGCGGGTGATTATTGCATCGAGAACCTTCAGCGTAACGGTGTATATTACACCCGTGTTGAGTCTACCTCATCTGCTGATGGTGGTACTGCAGTTATTAAACTGTCTAACGCTTGTTATGCTGCAGCAAGTGGTGGTAACCCTGGTAGCAACGGTATCATCAACCTTCGCAATGACTCTGGATCTTTGCAAGGAAACGCTGCAACGTATAACTACGGTAAGCATAACTTTGCTTTAGTTCATAAGTATGCCAGTGATGAGAAGCCTTGGTGGGATTGGTACTGGCGTTATCGCTGGATGTCTAACAGCGTAAACTCTACTCACTCTGGTAGAGACTTTGCGGAAGTTAGTAGCAACCGAGGCATCTCCAACTCTAGCTGGAACCGTGCTTACTTTATGACGATGAACCGTCGTCAGTATAATTCTAGCGGTGATCTGAACAGCTCTAACTACGACGGTCGTTTTAATAACAACTGGTATAACGGTAGTAATTCGGTCTGGGGATATAGTCCAGGTTGGAACTACGATGACTATCTGCCAGAGAGCGAAACATCTCTGACTAACGGTAACTGGAACCCTCTGTACGACAGAAATCACTATCGTACTAACAGATATCGTTATAACTATTCTCTCGACCACGGCAACGGATTCCACTTCCGTTATGGTTACGACTGGTGGAATGGATACTATAGAGGTCACGGATCCTGGGTTTGGAACTGGAACAGTGACTACTACGGCAACGCTTTCCTGATGCTTGTTCAGGATCGTTCTACCGATGATGATACGTTCTACGTAGAGAACCACGGCGCGGTCACTAACGACCAGATCGCAATGACTCGCACAGCAGGTGCGGATCCTCGTTACTACTCCAGTGAGAGTGGTATCTCAAGCTTGACCCTACCAGCGACTGTATACGTCGAGAAGGTTGATAACAACCGTTTCCGTATCAAGTCCTCTACAGGTGCCTCTCCGTATCGTCTGATCGATGCTGTGGGTACGTATGGTATGACGGGTATCTTCTCCAACCCTCTCCGTAACTCTTTCTACTACGAGAACCATAACTTGTCTAACGGCGAGCGTTTGTTCTACACCACGGCTGGTACCGCAATTGGTAACTTGACGCCTAGTAGTCAGTATTACGTTAAGGTTGTTAGCAACGATCGTTTTGCCCTTGGTTCGAGTTCTTCCTTCAGCTATCCTGGTGGAGAAATCGATGTCACTTCTGGTGGTTCAGGTACTCAAGTGTTTGAGAACCAGACTGCTGCATTCGGTGCTACTGATGGTGCCTATAGTGTTAGTGATGTCAAAGACGCAACTCAACTTGTTATCGAAGTTCCGTTCCAGATCGTTCCTTCCACGAAGACGTTCGACGCACGTGAAACTGGTAGCTCTGGTATGGTCGATACTACTGATCACACCTTGCGCATCGAAAATCACTTTATGAAGACTGGTCAGCGTGTAATTTATCAGGATGCTGGCGGTACAACCGTTGGTGGTCTGGTTGATAACCGTGACTACTTCGTGATCGTGATTGATCAAGATCATCTCAAACTATCAGAATCACTAGCAGGTGCTCTTGCTGGTACTAATGTCCAGTTCACTTCTGGTGGTTCGCAGACACCTCTGCAGAAACTGATCCATACTAATATGGACGGTCGTGTGGTTGGTGCTGGTTTGGTTGCTACACAGACTGGTTCACGTATTGTTATTGGTACTGATACGAACTTCACACGCTACTTTAAAGTGGGTGATCCGTTCCGTTATGTTAATAATAATTCTGCTGGAACGTTCTCGATTATCGAGACTACTATTGCAGCAATTAAGGATGACACTGAACTGCTGACAACTGATGATGCAGTATTTACTACAGGAGCTGTCAACTCTTCTGGTCCTACCGAATACTTCATCGACACCGCAATTTATGTGCGTCCTGATGGATTCTTCCTCCACAGACCATTTGACGGTGGTATGGAGATTGGTACTAGTAAGTCTCCAGACGGTCAGATTGTAAGACAGACACGTAGATATTTCCGTTACCAGTCAGGTAAAGGTATCCAGTGTTCACTTGCTATTAACTTCTGTCCTAAGAACCCTGCAATCCGAGTCTTCTACTCACCTTACGTTGATGGTACAACCTATCACCGCGTTATTGTTGAGACGAAGCTTCCACATAACCTTGAAGTTGGTACAACTATCAAGTTCGTTGATGCTGATGACGTTTCTTATAACGGCACCTATAGTGTTGCCACTATAACTGACGAATTTACTTATACTTTCATTCTTGATCAAGAGCCTACATCATCTGCTGCTGGCGGTTTCACAGGTTACCACGTTCTTAACTGGAGTGGTTCCAACGTCCGTTGCGGTATGTACGACTTCCAGAACGGTATGTTCTTTGAGTACAACGGTTCAGTACTGAACTGTGTCCGTCGTTCTTCTACTACACAACTGACTGGTCGCGTTTCTGTGACTCGTGGTTCTAATGTGGTTGATGGTGATGACACTGCGTTCATCTCACAGCTGTCCGTGAATGATTACGTTGTTATTCGTGGTCAGTCCCATAAAGTTATTCGTGTTGTTAACAACAACCAGATTGTTGTTCAACCACAATACAAGGGTATCACCGCTGCTAACATCATTCTGACTAAGACAATCGATACCAAGAAGCCTCAGGGCGAATGGAACGTCGATAACTGTGATGGATCTGGTAAGTCTGGATTTATTCTAGACATCAGTAAGATCCAGATGGCGTATATGGACTACTCCTGGTATGGTGCTGGTAAGATTCGTTTCGGATTTAAGGATCAGAACGGTCACGTTAAGTACATCCACGAGTTCAAGCACAACAACCGCTTGACCGAGGCATACTTCAGATCTGGTAACTTGCCTGCACGTTATGAGATTCAGAACGTTGGTATTCCGACTTACATTCCGTCTCTGTTCCACTGGGGTACTTCTGTTATCACCGATGGTAGATTCGATAGTGACAAAGCGTATCTGTTTACTGCATCTGGTAACTTGCTGAAGTTTACCAACGAAGTTGCACAAAGCGCTACAACGAACCAAAACTCGTCAATCCAATCCCAATATAACGTTGGTGAAGGTTGGTCGCGTAATATGCGTTTCTACATTAGAACGTTCTTCCCAACTAGTGAGTCTGGTAAGCTAACACAGGGTACTACTGTGTATCAGACTACCATTGCTAATGGTTGGTTCGTAGATGGTCGCGCTATCTATCGTTCTCGTTCTTCGAGCGGTAATCTAGAAGTTGACTTCTTGTATATCGATACTAACGGTAACGAGCGCTTCCAGTACAACAGAGGTACCAGCATCATTAATAGTGATCTGGGTAGTCCTGCTGTTCCTAGTGGCACTCAATTCTCGGTTGGTGCAGTTACTGGTACTGACAACGTGGTGCCTTCGCAGATTCCGTTGGTGTCTATTCGCCTGTCGCCTTCTGTGGACTCTTCGCTGTCTGGTTCCTTGGGTGAACGTGAGATCATCAACCGAATGCAGTTGCAGCTCAACTCTCTTGACATCGTGAACACGCACGAGTGCGAGATCAAACTGATCTTGAACCCGTCGCTGTCCACTGACCAATACTTAGACGTGGCACCTCCGTCACTGTCTCAGTTGATCAAGCACACGGTGGACGACACCTACGCTGGTGGTCTTGAGATCTTCTCCTTCCGTGCTGCTGGTGGTCAGATTGACAACTCTGGTAAGCGTGGTACAGGTTCCATCTCGTATGATATTAGCACCCTGGTTGAGATGGGTAACTCCATCCTCGGCGGTGACGGTATCTTCCCGAACGGACCTGACCTCCTGACTGTTATCGCTGAACCTGTTGACCTTACGGGTGTGAACAACACCTCACCCTTCACCGTCACGGGTCGTATTTCCTGGAGTGAGTCTCAGGCATAATACGGGAAACCGATTGACCTGGACAACTAAATACTCTATACTAGGGGGGACTTCGGTCCCCTCTTTTTTACGTAATTAAAGAATCCAAAATGACCACTGAAGAACTTATTCTCAACTTCTCTACTCAGGCTAAAGACCTGATGAAAGAGATTGCTGACTACGAACAGAAGCTTGCAAATGCCAAAGAGCGTTACCTGAAACTCCAAGGTGCTGTAGAAGGATTGAATATCCTGCAGGATCAAAATGAACCAGATGGCGAAGCACCCGAGCGTGAACTGCTTACCGAAGCAGAGGTTGCCTAAGCTTTAGTATCCGACTTTCTACCCTTCTCTCTGTTAAAGCAGTACTTTACGTACGGCTAAATAGATAAGAAGGGTATTTTTGTGCGATGGCGTCACCAAGTACGAGAACTGAATTACAGAACTATTGCAAGAGGCAGCTTGGCGAACCTGTCTTGCAAGTTAACGTTGCCCAAGAGCAGATCGATGATCTGACGGATGACGCTTTGCAAAAATTTGCAGAGTGGACATACAACGGCACCGAAAAAATGATGCTGAAGCACGAGATTACGGAAGATGATGTCACAAGATTTAAATCGCAAAATCAAACCACATCAGTTTCAGGAAGCGAGTGGACTGAAAGGGATAACTACATCCCTATCCCTGAACACGTTTATGGTATTAATCGTATTTTTGGTATTAAGTCTAGTGGGATCAGAGGTGCTCTTTTTGGTATTGAGTATCAAATATTTCTTAATGACCTCTACCACTTTGGTGCTGTAGATATTTTAAATTATTATATGACTAAGAGTTATCTAGAAACTCTTGACTTTGTTTTGAACAACGGAACATTTATTCAGTATAGATGGAATCAGAGACAAGATCGTCTTTATCTTGATACAGCAGCTGAGGATATTAAAAAAGGTGAGTTCCTGATTATCGAATGCTATAGAGCATTGGATCCCACCACATACACACAAATTTATAATGATCCATTCCTGAAGAAGTATCTCACCGCTCTCGTAAAGAGACAATGGGGTACCAACTTGACAAAATATACTGGTGTTCAACTGCCTGGTGGGATTTCTCTCAATGGAGAAAAGATTTACACCGAAGCTGTTGCTGAAGTAGAAAAAATAGAATCTGAGATTCTTTCTACTTATGCCTTACCGCCCTACGATCTTATCGGGTAATGCCTACTAGTCCTTACTTTCCCGCTTTACACGGCGGTACATCTGGAGAACAGGGTCTTGTACAAGATCTTGTAGATGAACAAATTAAACTTTTTGGGAGTGACATTAAGTATATTCCAAGAGTGATGATTCAGGACGATGTGTTGAATGATGTCGTTCTTTCACGTTTTGAGGATATATACGTAGTGGAGATGCTTCTACAAAACGTAGAAGGATTCGGTGGAATGGGTGCTGAGCTCGTTACAAAGTTTGGTCTCCGTATCACAGACGAAGCAACATTTGTTGTTTCTGTCAATAGGTGGAGTCAAGTTGATGCAGCAAATCCGCAACTTCCTGATCGACCCAATGAAGGAGATATCATTCATTATCCCTTAACAGGTGATAATTACGAAATCAAATTCGTTGAAAAAGAAATGCCTTTCTTCCAATTGGGGAAAGTTTATTTCTACACCATCACCGCTGAAATTATGGAGCGTGGTAACACTCTCTTTGATACTGGCGATCTTGCTGTTGATCAACTAGAGAAGGAAGCTTATACCTTCCCGATTACACTGATCAATGTTACTGGCACCTTTGCTGAAGGTGAAGACTTTACAGCAGCTGGTGGTGCTTCTGGTACTGTCGTAGACTTTGATTCTGGCACTGGTAAACTTACCGTTGTCTATCCTAAAGGATCGTTCCAAGAAAATGAGATTGTCACAGGTCCAAACGGCAGCGGTACTATTCAATCGTTCACTACTGTTACCATAGAAAGTATACAGTATGACGATAATCAAATTATTGAATTCAAGGCAGATGATGTCATTGACTTCTCCGAAAGAAATCCATTCGGAGATATCGGAAATAAGACAGGTAGTTTCTAATGTTACAGTATTTCTATAACGGCACTATTCGGCGTACAGTCATTGCGTTCGGTACTATTTTTAATAATATCGAATTGCGTGACTTAGACGAAGCTGGCAACGAAGTGATTCGCGAAAAGGTTCCTCTAGCATATGGTCCTAGAGATAAATTTGTCGTGAGATTGGAAGATCTACCTAATGTAGACAAACAGTCTCAGGTGACTCTTCCGAGATTATATTTTGAGATGACTAGTTATACGTACGATGGTACGAGAAAGACTAGTCCTATTCAAATATACAAGAATACGGATGACGCAACTGGCGGTGTCAGAAAGCAATATATGCCTGTTCCTTATAACATAGGATTTGAATTAGGTATTCTTGCTAAGTCTCAAGATGATGGTTTGAGTATCCTGGAACAAATTCTTCCATATTTCCAACCAGCTTTTAATATCCCTATCAAGATGATTCCTGATATGGATGAAGTTAGAGACGTTCCTGTTGTTCTTAACAATGTTGATTACACCGATCAATATGATGGAGACTTTAAGCAACGTCGTTACCTAGAATACAGATTAAGTTTTACAGTAAAAACATATCTCTACGGTCCTCTTACCAACATCAGTGTTATTAAGAAATCTATTATGGAGATTGGTAATATGTCTGACTCGAATAGAAGAAAAGATATTCGTCTTACATATACACCTAAGGCACTGGAAGATAAAGATGGCGATGGTGTGATTACATCAGCTGATGATGCTTTAGTAGCACCAGATGACAACTTTGGTTTTAATGAAGGTTTTGAATTCTTATGAGCAAACTAGACGAAAATATGCAAGACGTTTTTAATCTTCCTGACGAGGAAGTCGAAGTGGTACAGTCTACAGTTGTTCCAGAAGAAAAGAAAGTCAGAGAAGAAGATGTCACGAAGGACTATGAATATACTCGTGGTCAACTTTACAACCTAATAGAAAAAGGTCAAGAAGCTTTGAACGGTATTCTTGACGTTGCTGCATCGTCTGATCATCCCAGAGCATACGAAGTTGCAGCTTTGATGATTAAAAATTTAGGAGATACAACTGATAAGTTGATGAAACTCCAGAAGGATACTAAAGAAGTAAAAGAAGGAAAAGACGCAAAGGGTCCGTCAACAGTAAACAATACTATGTTTGTTGGTAGTACTGCCGATCTTGCGAAGATGCTGAAACGTGCAGAACTAGAAGGAAATGAGGAGCAAATAGATAAATAGAAGAGCCTTGATTGTATTCGATGCCTGACGAAGTTAAAAAAGAAGACCCTAAAAAGAAAGGTCTTCTCGGTAAAATTAAAGAGGCAGCAGATGACAAAGAAGAACAGCTTGCTATTCTGTCTACTTTTGTTAGGCTCGGCATTCTTGTGTGGAGCGGGGGAATTCTCACGCTTGCATACATCAAACTTCCACCTGCACTGGGTATCCCAGAGCAGAAACTAGATCCGACTTTTATTGCCAGCGTCTTCACTGGAGTTTTAGCTACTTTTGGTGTCCAGGCAGCGAAGAAAGCAGGAGAAGGTGGTGGTAGTAATGGTGGTATCACAAAAGACCAGATGGAAAGATTGATTGAGAAAGCAGCACAAACTGCACCTTCGCAGACTATTCGTCTTGAGCAGGGACCAATCAAAATTTCTACAGATGAAACCTACAAAATGTAACGATGCAAAAAATTATTAACGTACTTTCAATTCTTTCATTTGCCGTATCTGGTGCCATCGTTGGTGGCGGTGCATATGTATATGCAAATAAAGATGCAATGATCGAAAACGCAAAAGATCAAATCGCAGCTGCAGCTGCAGAAGCAATTACAGGAGCACTTCCTGGAATGATGGATGCTGCTATGCCTGAGATGCCAGAACTACCAACTTCAACAGGACCCGCTTTGCCTTTCTAGATATGTCTGACCTCAACTCAACCGACCAAGCACCACGCAAGTCACCTATTAAAGGTATTGCATTGACCTTGGGTGGACTCTTTGCACTAGCGCACGTTGGATTGTTGGGGTATGTCATTCATAGACCAGAGCATCCTCAAGTCCCTACCATCAATATCCCACGCGGCACACCGTATTCTTCTTACAAAATTCAAGCAGGTAAGGAAGGTTACAGTATCGAATACAAAGCAAACGATCCTGCTATCCTTGAGTCACAGAAATCCTTAGACCTTACTAAAAGTAAAAGTGGTTTCTTTGGTGGTAAGACATTTGAAGACCGCACCGAGTTTCGTAGTGATCAATACACTATGGATGGGACTAGAAATATTGGGGGTGTTGACAGCGAGGGAAAGTCTGCGAAAGACGTACAGTGTTTAATAGCGGACGCTGGCGCACGCTCACAAGGTGCAATGGCAGGTAGTGCTCTAGCTGCTGGTGTTGCTGCTCCTGCCCTTGCTAGCGTCCCCTACGTGGGTTGGTTGGCAGGTGGATGGGCATTGCTCTTAGGACAGAAAGTAGGATCGAGTCTCGGTTCTACAGTTGGTAGTGTATTTGATGATTGCTGATGGACATCATTATTAATGAGATAAACACTGATAGTATCTCAATTGATGATATTAATTTCAAACCAATTACCAACAGGTTGCCATCAGTACCTCAAGTATATCAAACACAACCTGTAGTTGTAAATATTGGCGTCCCTGTCATTAATATGCCTGGATGTGTAGAAGCTCACGAGCAGAATAAAAAAGATAACTTTGCAATTAATGTAGAAGATCCTAAAGGCGTAAAGGTATTTTGTGATGCTGGAACTCCATCGTACAATCCGATGGACTACGATAAAAAAAATCTCGATTTTAGTAGTGAAGCTCCTGTACCTGCATACAAAGGATCAGAAACTAATCCACCTACAGACACAAAAGCACCAGGTACTCCACCACCACCTACTCCACCACCACCAAACATTCAGTGTCCTACTCAAGAACAGTTATCTAAAGAACCCGTGGGGTTCCTGTTCGATAGTGGACGCAAAGAAGTATTAGGATACAAGTTGGTTGGAGACCAATGTATCCGAGAGGTAGGTGATGTACCTATAGTTACACAAGTATTAAATGGATTACCCCCAACTGGTGTTGTGATCACCACTGGGGGTATTGCTGTAGTTGCTACTACATCAGCACTGCTTGCTAAACCATTTGCTGACATTCTTCTGAAGGTAATCAAACCTACAGTGAAGAAAGTTATTAAAAAGATTGCTGCTATCCGTGGTAAGAAAGTTAAGGTCTTGTCTCTAAGGGAGCGCCAAGTAGAGCAGCGTCATCGGAATGAGGCGATACGGGTATTGAAGTCGGCACTGAAACCGAAGGGATAGAGTGACGATGTTGCTTGACAGTAGTTACATTTTGCACCACAACGTCAGCACATATTTTATAGTAAGGACTTCTGGGGTGGAAACTGATTCCTTCTTTCATTAAATTTCCACAATTCTTCAAACGAGCAATCTCAAAGTCCAATCTTTTATTGGCAGTCAGTTGTTTCATCATCTCGATATTAGAAGATGCTGCTTCTTTACAAAGATCTTGTAACTTTTTATCTGTAGGTGTGCTCCACGTCATAGAGAATCCTACACCTAGACTATAGTTATCCTTCTGTC